CCTAGTGCAGCATACTTGATACCTGATGTATTAACAAAGTGATGGATAGCAGTATTACGTCCTGTCATTTCAACAGAACCTAGTTGCGCCCAACCACCTATCTTTTCAGGTGTGCCGTATCTAAATCTAACATTGTCACCGTTAACCCATTGACCCTCGCCGCCTGTTGCGGTTACTTGTTTATTGAATCCTGGCGCAAACTTTACCTTCTGTAACATAGTATGATCCTATGCTGTACTACGGTTTAGTTGGCCACGTAGCGTTTTCACATTTCTCAACAGTATCTTTACCTGCAGGCAAGTCTCTAAGATCTTGTCTGTATGTTTTCATGTCGTCTGACATAGTAACATCAGATAAACCATAGTAATCAGTCGCAGCAAGAAGTCTATTTCTTTTAGCTCTAAGGTCAGCTAAAGCTCTAGCAGGGGCTGCATCTGCCCATGCTTTTTCTTCAGCGTCTCTAGCTGCTTCTTCTTCAGCTGTAAACTGTACTTTGTTACCGTTTATATTATGATATCTTGGCATTGTGTTTTTCTCCTTAATTAATTCCGTATAGGCAAATATCTCCAGCGTCTATGTTGCCACTAGTCATTTTAAATCTTACTCTTGTTAAAGCTGTAGTCGTATTAAAGTAACCAGCTACGTTAAAATTTTGTGAATAGGTGTCAATAACATTATTTGTAGTTGCTAAAAAATGTTTAACAAATGTAGTTGATGCAGGTTCAAATATACGCAAATAACCAACTGTGCAATTGTCGTTATCATGGCCAGTATCATCAACAAGTGTTTGAAAACTAGTTCCTTGTGCTTGATCTATTCCAGCCATATATCCTAATGCAGCGTCATTTCCAGCTTCATTATGATATGATCTGAATATACTACTTGTAATAGTTTGATTAAAATTTGTATTTGTTCCTGTATCAACTTGAAAAGTAAAATCCTCGCTACCTCCTGGTGCATGTATATCTTTAAAAGTAAACACATATTCTTTGTATGTAGAGTCAAAAACTACATCACTAGAACCATTGATAAAAGTCAAATCACTACTAGAACTAGCAGTTAACTTTTTAATAAACACCATAGATCCAGTATTCAAAGACCCAAAGGTTGTAACCGATCTAACTGCTCTATCATTAAGTGTAACTATGCTCATTATGAATCCTTTATTCCATAGAGTTTAAATGTACCAGAATCTATATTGCCACTAGAAAATTTAAATTGTATTTCATCTATAGCACTTGTAGTATTTATGTATCCTGCTGTTTGTAATCTTGTTGAATAATTAGAAGCATTATAATTATTTGATGATGCAATAAAATGTTTTACAAAAGTTGTAGATGCTGGGTTGAATAAATGAAGTTCTCCAGAAACAGATTGGTCATTATCATTACCTGTATTATCACCTAAATTTTGAAAACTAGTTCCTTGTGCTTGATCCATACCTGTATTATATGATAATGCAGTTCCACTATCACCCTCATCGTGATATGCATTAAAAGTAGTTGATGTAATAGTTTCATTGTAGCCACTACCACCAGATGCATTTGCTTGAAAAGATAAATTAGCACCGTCTGTTGCTGGATGACAGTTTATATATTTAAACAAATAAATAGGATAAGTAGAATCCAATACTACATCATCACTACCATCTACGAATGACAATGTAGCACTAGAACTAGCAGTTAAAGTTTTAATATGTGTTAACGCTTTAGCTGCCCCAGGTATGGCTGAGATATTTCTAATGCTTCTATTGTTATAAGTTACAATTGACATTATGAAACCCCGTATAATTTAAATGTTCCAGCATCTATGTTACCAGAGTCAAATTTAAATTGAACACCATCAATCGCTGTTGTGGTATTACAGTATCCAGCTACAAAAAAATTAGTATTTTGAAGTCCACCATCATCTACCATCGCATGAGAATTTGCTATAAAATGTTTTATAAAAGTTGTAGACGATGGGTCAAATAAATTAAGTGTCCCAGATACTGATCCATCGTTGTCATTTGTTACAGAGTATGCTAAATTTTGAACCCCTGTACCTTGAGCTAAATCACTTCCCGATGCATATTGAAGAGTTGCTGGACTATCATCTTCTCCATGATGAGCAGTAAAAAAAGTTGTTGTTTTAGTTGCATCATAAGCTGTGCTACCATCTCTAAAATTAACAGTAAAATCTTGATTATCCGTTGCTGGATGCACGTTAATATATTTTATAATATATTCTTTGTAGGTAGAATCTATTCCACTTGTAAATTCTACTGTAGCACTACTACTAGCTGTTACTGTAGATATCAATACTAAGCTACTACCAGAAACACCTGAAGGAAAACTGGTAATGGATGCCATGGATCTGTCATTGCATACATTGATTGACATGGGTTATGCTCCAAACAATGCTGCTATCTCGTCATCTGTTAATGCTTGTCCAGCTTTTAATTTAGCTTTACCTGATGTTCTTGCATTTGCTTTAGCTGTATCAGCATCTTTTAATTCTTGTATTTTAGCATTAATGTCAGCCTCACTAGGTATTGTTGCACCTTCTTTTATAATTTTAATATGCTGGTATTGCATACGTTCAGAGTTAGGAATTTTATTTCCATTATCATCTTCTTTTTTCCAACCATACCAATTAGGCTTGTCGGTATTAAATTCTCTTAAAGCAGCTTGAAAATAATCTTTAATCATTTTACGTATCTCCTAATCTTATAAATGTAGCATGAGTTTCGTTTTGACTTGTTGAACCTCTTAAAATAGTACCTGAAGTTGATCTATAGTATCTAAATTTACATTTATGAGTTGAGGTATCAGTAACATCAAAAATAAATTCTGCCATTCCAACACTATATACACCATTACTATGCATACTTGCATAAGTTGCTGTTTGTTGTGTGTAATCAGAATTATTAACTGTTGTATTAATTTTTACATCCACTGCACTATCTGCTTGACTACCACCAATTACATCATAAATAATTCTTATTAAATAAATTCCTGTTGACGGAAAAGTAAAAATACCTGATGATTCTGTCATTCCAGTTCCCAGTTGTCCAAAACCAGAGTTATCATTTCTTTCCCAATTTGAATCAATATCTTGATTTCCACTACTTGACATTGAATTATCTGCGGTCAATCTCCATTGGTCTGCCATTGTAATTCCACCACCTTTAATTAATGAGTAATCAATTCTTTTAATCGTACCTGCATCTGAAACAAGAAATTCGTCTGTATCGTCAGGCTCAGCTGTTAAAGCTGTTTGCCCTGAGATAACATCATTATTTAATTTAGCAGCAGTCACAGTATCATCAGACGGCTGGCCCAAGTCGAGCACGTTACCTAATATTTGAACGAAGTCAATTACATCCCCTGTCGCCAGATTCGAGGCGAAGGTCATCGTACTACCTGAGATTGTAAAGGATGATCCTGGTTTTTGTAGGATACCATTTAAACTGACCAGCATATGATTAGCTGATTCTGGGGCAACGTTTACGCCTCCTACTTGTAAAGTGTAGGCTGCCTGTCCGTTTACGACTGATATCGCATCACAGACCTGAAAGTTTCCTACTGTTGGTTGTTTTCCTATATAGGGCATATATTCTCCTTAATTAATTCCATATAATGTTATTGTTCCTGCATCTATGTTGCCTGATGTCATTTTAAATTGTACTGCATCTACCGCACTTGTAGTATTTCCATATCCAGCAATAAAATTACTTGTTGAATAAGTAGACGAATAATTAAGTGTTTCACTAATAAAATGTTTAACAAAAGTAGTGCTACTAGGATTAAATAAGTGAAGTGTTCCACATAAATGTTCGTCAGCATTTGTAGCAATTGGAAAAGTTACCTCTGTTGTTAATTGTTGAAATGCTGTGCTTTGTGCTAAATCAGATGAGGTAGAATAAGATAAAGTCGTATCACCATCACCTTCATCATGTCTTGCGTGAAAAGCTGTAGTTGTTTTAGTTACGTTGTAATTACTACCTGTATCTGCTGATAAATTAAATAAAAAATGTGCATTTCCACTTGGACTTGGGTGTATGTTAGTGAATATAAAAATATACTCCTTATAAGTAGAATCTAATACAACATCACTAGAACCATCTACAAAAGACAACGTGCTACTTGAACTAGCAGTTAACTTTTTAATAAAAGTCATAGAGCCACCACTGGTAGCCTCTAGTGCATCAGCATCAGAATCAAAACCAATTGCTTTATTAGCTGCAGGGGTTAGATTAAGACTATTATATTTTAATTTATTAAGAGCCATTAACTATCCTTAATTCCATATAATTTAAATGTTCCAGAGTCTATATTTCCTGACGAAAATTTAAATCTTACTCTAGTTATTGCTGTTGTAGTGTTAAAATATCCTGCATGGTACTCATTATTAGAAGTATCACTGTGAGCAATAGATTGAAAATTAGAAATAAAATGTTTTACAAAAGTTGTGCTACTGGGATTAAAAATGTGCAACATACCACTCACGCTTTGATCATTATCGTTACCAATACTATTTGCTAATGTTTCATCACTTGTTCCTTGAGCTTGATCAGAAGCTGTTAAATAAGATAAAGAGGAAGAGGAACCACTTTCAGTATGTTGAGATCTAAAATGAGTAGAGTTAATTGTCTGATTGTAATTTGTATTTGTTCCTGTATCAGCTTGAAATTTAAAAGTTATATCGTCATTAGCTGGATGGGCGTTTACAATTTTAAATAAATATATCGGATAAGTAGAATCTAAAACAACATCGCTAGTCCCGTTAACAAAAGTAACTGTTGAATCACTAGAAGCTGTAACAGTTTTAATAAGTGTCATGCTACCAGGACTAATAGTTGTAAGTCCGTTGGCACTTGCGTTAAACCCTAGGGCTTTACTGGCTGCACTTGTTACATCAAAACTATTAAAATTATATTTTGTTAGGGCCACTATGATACTCCATACATTTTTATTGTGCCTGAAGCTATATTTTCACCATCAATTTTAAATTGAACTGCTGTTATAGCAGCTGTTGTATTAACATATCCAGCAACATGGGCAACCTCTGTATAGTTATTAAAGTTATTACCTTGAATTATAGATATAAAATGTTTTACAAATGTGGTGTTAGAAGGGTCAAATAAATGTAATGTTCCAGAACAACTTTCATCATTAGCAGCACCTAGATCTCTAAATATTTGTTTAAAATCTGTTGATTGTGCTAAATCTTGAGAACTAAAATAACCTAAATCTGTAGCTGAATCACCCTCATCATGAGAGGATCCAAAGTATGTTGTAGTTTTTGTTAAATTGTAAGAATGACTAGAAGAGTCATCTGAAAAATTAACTACAAAATCACTATTATCCGATGAAGAATGAATATTAATAAATTTAAATATAAGTTCTTTATATGTGGTATCTATGCCAGTAAATGAAATTGTAGAATCACTACTAGCTGTTGTTTCAGAGATCAACACCAAACTCCCCCCAACATCCCCTGTCTCTAATCCATTATTACTAGAATTAAATTTAAGAGCCTTGCTTGCTGAAGGCGTTACGTTTAGACTGTTGAAGTTGACCTTAGAGAGCGCCATGGGTTACTCCTTTGGATATTTATCTTTAACTGCCTTAATAGTAGTTTTCCAACCATCTACACCATTGTGGTACATGTCATCGAGCTGGTCTTTTATACTAGGGTATTCTGCTGCTCTATCTCTTTGATATTTATTATTATCATATTCAGTCTGCAACTCTGCCATCTTAGCTTCTATATCAGCTTTAGCTATTGGAGTTGTTCCATTTAACCATTTAATAGTATCTATATTTTCATCTTGACATGTAAACTCAGCTGAAGAGTTGATTGCTTTTATTGCTTTATGTATATTCATATTATCCTGCTATTTCTATTAAAACTATTTCTGATCTACTGCCTTC